CCAGCGCAAGCTACAGGTGCCGTTGCGGCAGTGGGTGGACGACGGCCTCGTCGGCCTGAGCGACGGCGACGTTATCGACTACACCGCGGTCAAGGCGGCGGTGATCGGAGACTGCAAGCACCTGGATATGCAGCGGATCTCCTACGACCGCATGTTCGCCGGCCAGTTGGTCCAGGAGTTAGACGCCGAGCTGAAGGGCGTGCAGGTCGCTGCGGTGGCGCAGACGTTCATGGGCCTCTCGCCGGCGTGCAAGGAACTGGAGCGGATGCTCGGCGCCCAAGCGTTCCGCCACGGCGGGAATCCGGTGCTGCGGTGGATGGCTTCGGTGGTTGAGGTCAAAAACGATGGCTCGGACAACATCCGACCGGTGAAACCGGATCGACAGAAGTCGACTACCCGGATCGACGGCATCCAAGCCGCGGTCACCGGCCTAGATGGCTACCTCCGGCGCCAAGGTCACAGCAACGGTCTCACTCGTGTCGCCGGAAAGGCGTCGTCCTACTGATTGGGGCTCGGGATGCAGCAGTTCGACTCGCTGTCCCCCGAGTGGTGGGTGGCTCGGCTGTTTAAGCGCCTGATGGAACGTCAGTCCCGCATCCGTCGGTTCGACGCCTACTACCGCGGCGAGCACCCGCTGCCTTGGCTGGCTCCGCAGGCCGTAACCGAGTTCCGCCGTATCCTGCGCATGACCCGCGCCAACTACATGGGGCTGGTCGTCGACGCTCAGGTCGAGCGCATGCATATCGAGGGATTTCGGCTCGGCGAGCAGGACGCTGACGAAGATTCTTGGCGCATCTGGCAGGCGAACAACATGGACGCCGACTTTGACCAAGGCATCCTAGAGGCGGCTATCGCCGGCGTGTCCTACCTGATGGTGGCGCCCAACGAGGACGACTCGACCACGCCGAACATGTGGGTGGAGCACCCGTCGCAGGCCATCGTAGAGTTCAAGCCGGGCACCAATCGGCGGGAGCGTGCGGCTGGGCTGAAGGTCTGGGATGACGACTGGACCGGGTTGCTGCAAGCCACGCTGCAATGGAGCGGCTACCTGTTCAAGTACGAGGCAAAACGCCCGGTCACCGGCGCTGAGGAAGTCCAGTGGGAGCCTCGCGAAGCTCCTGGCGAGTCCTGGCCGGCGCGCAACCCACTCGACGTGGTGACATTGATCGAAGTTCCGAACAACCCCCGATTGCTTGCCGGCGGAGTCTCTGAACTATCCGACCTGACCGACATTCAGGATCGGATCAACAAAACGCTGGCTGACCGGCTGATCACTCAGGATTACGGGGCATTCCCACAGAAGTGGGCGGTGGCGTGGCCGAGTGAGGATGCCCAGGGCCAGGCCAACCCGCCGATCGACGTGGGACGAAACCGGATGGTGACGACCGAGACTGTTGAGACGAAGTTCGGTCAGTGGGACGCAGCTCCGCTTGACCCGTACTCGATGGCCAAGCGTGAAGACGTAAAGGACATCGCGTCTCGGTCTCGGACCCCCGCCCAGTACCTGCTTGGTGAGATGTCGAACGTGAACGGACAGACACTCAAGGCGTCGGAATCAGGGCTCATCTCCAAGGTGCGCCAGCGTCAACAGTCGCTTTCGGACGCGGCGGAAGAGGCCATGCGGCTAGCTCGCCGGGCGGCCGGCCTACCAAACGCCGATGACGCGTCCATGGAGACCATCTGGCGCAACCCGGAGTTCCGTACCGAGGGCGAGTTGACCGACTCCGTAGTCAAGAAGCTCCAGTCCGGCATCGCATCGTTGCGGCAAGCCCGCGAGGACGTGGGCTACACCCAGACGCAGATACGGCGGCTGGAAGACGACGACAACACCGCCGCTATTCGCGACCCGCTCGCGTTGCTAGCTGATCCGTTCCGCCGCCAGTCGGCGGCGGTACCTGCGGGGAGTGACCAGACGATGCCGGCGTCGGGGAATGGGCAGATGATACAGGGAGCGTCCGGATGACCCGTAAGACCGCCGGCTATGGCTGGTTACCTGACCTACCCGACCGCCGGGACCTACTCCTGGTCCCACCGCCGGCCGAGGTATTGCCACTGGCAGTCGATCTCGGGGCGCATTGCCCGCCTGTGTACGACCAGGGCCAGCTAGGCAGCTGCACCGCCAATGCCATCGGCGCTGCGATTCAGTACGACGAGATCAAGCAGGGACTTCCTAGCGTGATGCCGTCTCGTCTGTTCGTCTACTACAACGAGCGGGTCATCGAGGGAACGGTCTCGACCGATAGCGGCGCCATGATTCGGGACGGCATCAAGAGCGTCAACCAGGTCGGGGTATGTCCTGAGTCTGACTGGCCTTACGACATCCCAGACTTTGCCATACGGCCCTCGAAGTTCTGTTATGCGGCCGCTACCAAGACTAAGGCTGTGCTGTACCAGCGCGTGACCAGGGATCTGGACCACATGCGCTCGTGCCTGGCCGGCGGATATCCGTTCGTGTTCGGGTTCAGCGTGTACGCCAGCTTCGAGAGCACGGCGGTGGCACTGACTGGCGTAGTGCCCATGCCCAAGCATGGCGAGAGCCTGTTGGGTGGGCACGCAGTGCTGGCTGTGGGGTACGACGACGTGTCTAGCCGATTCATCGTGCGTAACTCATGGGGCACGACGTGGGGCGACAACGGCTACTTCACTATGCCGTATGCGTATCTGACTAGCCGTGGTCTGGCGTCAGACTTCTGGACCATCCGAGCTGTTAGTTGAGCATACCGATGACCGATGAGAAGGGTACGCCCATTCGGTACTTCCTAGACACCGAGTTCATCGAGGACGGTCATACGATCGAGTTGCTGTCGATCGGTGTGGTTTGCGAGGACGGTCGAACGTTTTATGCCGAGAACTCTGAAGCCGACAAGAGCCGGGCGAATGACTGGGTGAAAGCCAACGTGCTCCCGCACATGCAGGGACCTAGTTACCCTTACCGGACCATCGCGACTAATCTACGAGAGTGGGTTGCCATTCACCAGGATAAGCCTGAGTTTTGGGCTTACTATGGTGACTATGATTGGGTGGCCATCTGCCAGATGTTTGGCACGATGCTCGACCTCCCATCTGGGTGGCCAATGTTTTGCATGGATCTCAAGCAATTGGCTGTGTCGTTCGGGAATCCACGATTGCCGAAACAAACCTCGACCGAGCACAACGCTCTAGCCGACGCCCAGTGGAATGCTGATATGTTTGACTGGTTATACACTTTGGCCGCACGGGCGCCCACATTGTAGCGGTGTAGCTACCCAGCCACATAGACCACCCCAAAGCGCAAGGCTGCGGGGACGTACAACACGGAGTTGCCGCAATGGCAGACGACGGAAACATGCAAGATCAGCATGACGGCGGCACCGAGCCAGCCTCGGCGCCAGTAGCCCAGGCGACCGCAACGGTTGACCCGGAAGCTGCTCTTGGCGATGCAGGCAAGAAGGCATTGGATGCCATGAAGGCCGAACGCAATGCCGCCAGCAGCAGAGCCAAGGCGCTCGAAAAGGAGATCGGCGAGCTTCGCAAGTCCCAAATGGGCGAGGCAGAGCGAGCGGTCGCCGAAGCAGAGGAACGTGGCCGAACCACCGCTCTAGGCAATCTGGGGCAGCGGCTCGTGCTCAGTGAGTTTAAGGCCGCAGCGGCTGGCAAGGGCCTTCCGGTCGACGAGTGGCTCGAAGATCTCAACCTGAGCAAGTACGTCGGTCCAGACGGTGAGCCGGACACCAAGGCCATTGACACCACGGTGGAGCGTTTCGCCGTTCTCCGCGGTGACCGTCAGGTTCCGTCCTATGACGGCGGCACTCGCCGAGCGGCTGCCAAGCCAGTCGACATGAACGACTTCATTCGCGGGCGCGTCAATCGCGAGTAGTAAGCAGCAGAACCCGGCACGGCGCGGGGTCAGGCTGCCCCATTCGATTCATCCTGACCTAAGGAGTACTAGCCGTGGCTACCTATAACAACATCATGTCGCGCACCGACCTTGGTGCGCTCATCCCCGAGGAAGTCTCAAAGGACATGCTGGGCAAGGCGACGACGGAATCCGCCGTCCTGTCTCTGTTCCGCCACGTCCCGGTCGGTCGTGCGCAAGTGCGCTTTCCGGTTCTGTCGGCTCTCCCGACGGCCTACTTCGTGGGCGGTGACACCGGGCTGAAGCAGACCAGCGAGATCAACTGGGCGAATAAGTACCTCAACATCGAGGAGATCGCCTGCATCATGCCCGTCCCGGACAACGTGGTCGCGGACATCGACGCGAACGTTTGGGATGAGGCCAGTCCGCTGTGCATCGAGGCCATCGCCCGCACGCTCGACGGTGCGGTGTTCTTCGGTTCCAACGCCCCAGCCAGCTATCCCACGAACATCACTGCGGCTGCTGCCGCAGCGGGTAACTCCTTCACCGAGCCGCTCACGACCCCGCTCGGTGCAGCTTTCGCCAACATCGACTCAACAGTTGGGCTCGTGGAAGCGGACGGCTTCGAGGTCAGTGGTTATGTAGCATCAACGTCTGCCAAGGCTCAGTTCCGTGCCGCTCGTTCCACTGTCGGTGAGCGGCTCGACCAGGACCGCATCTCCGGTGATCTCCGCTCTCTCGACGGCTTTCCGATCGCCTACCCGATGCGTGGCATGTGGCCCGGCGTCGGCGGCCCTCGGCTGCTCGCGGGTGACTTCTCACAGTTCGTGGTCGCCGTTCGCCAGGACATCACTCTGAGGGTGTCCAACGAAGCCGTGATCCAGGACAGCAACGGTGCCATCGTTTACAACTCGTTCCAGCAGGACCTGACCTTCTTGCGTCTGACCTTCCGGGTTGGATGGCAGGTCGCGAACACGATCAACTACGACCAGCCGACTGAGGCTAACCGGTATCCCGTCGCGTCACTGCTCCGGGCCACTTGATGGAAACTTCGGCACAGACACTTTCGACATCGACACCTATGGAGGCTTTCTAATGGTTTTCCTCGGCCGCGCACCGGAACCGCGTACCGTCTCAGTCATCAAAAACTCGAACACGGCTATTACTGGCGTCGCCGGCACGTACAGTCTTAAGGACGTGGGCCGGTCCATCACCGGCACTGCCATCCCGGCTGGCACGACGTTGTACGCGGTCGCGTCGGACACGGCGGCCACCCTCTCGGCAGCGGCTACCGCGTCGACTACAAATGCGGCAGTGATCGGCTCGGATCAATCGCGCGTTGTCACGGTCACCAAGAACTCGAACACGGCCATTACCGGCGTCGCCGGCACGTTCAGCACCAAGGACGTGGGCCGGCCCATTGTCGGCACCGGCATTCCGGCTGCTGCCATCCTGACAGCGGTCGCGTCGGACGTGGCGGCCACCCTCTCGGCGGCGGCGACCACATCGACTGTGGACTCAGCGGTGATCGGCTCGGCGGCTACCTACGTGGCCGACTCCTTGGCGTACGGCTTCGCAGGATGGTCACCGGAGACCGAGGCCGAGTCGCTGACCTACTCGGTGGCGGCGTTCAACGCCGGCTTGACGGCGCCGACGGTGGCCGACAACCACAGCCCTGTGGTTCAGCGATCGAGAGGCTGACATGGTCCAAGTAGCTCAGAGATTCGACCAGGATCTGGAGCAAGGCTTCGCCGGCGTCCAAGTAGATC